AAAAGCGGAAACAATAAACAACCTTAAGAGAGTGGTTCCTCTTAGGGTTGTTTTGCTTTATGGCTGCCAAAGTTTTACTTCACCTGTTTGAAAATTATAATCTCCATCTCTTAATATTCTTGTAAGTCTTGCATTGAGAATAGCATCGGCAACAGTGTACCCTTTCTTTGTATAGGTTTCTTGCACTTTAGACCATAGTGCTTCTGTAGTATCAGGTGTGTCAGCTAAAGTCTTGCCAGCAGTAACCATACCCATACCTTTAAGACCTGCGATACCATCACCTGAGTCACCTGCTAGTGACATCTCAAACCAATGTCTGTTAGCTTTCTTCTCTGTTATATGTTCTACTTCTTCAGCAGCTAATAACTTACAAGGTATAGTCTTCATGTCTTTGTCTACTGAAACTATTATTGGATCTTTATATCTTCCGTTAGTAGCCAGCAAACCGAGAACATCATCGCCTTCTAAGTTTGGATAAGCAGCATACTCATATCTATTTTTTATTTCTTTAATAGTATGCTTTAAAGCTAAAGGTTTTATCTTACCTATCCTATTGATTTTGTACTCAGGAAATATTTCATGTCGAAATGTAGGGTAAGAAGTAAAGCACATAATTATGTCATGCTTACCTTCAGCTATAGATTTATAAACTTCTAATCTATTTTCAATAATATTAAGTGAAGTTCTTACATCACTATATTGAGTATGTTCCCACTCATTCCATTGAGTGTCCTCTTGTGCAGCACAACAAGAAGAGAAGACTAACCAATCAGCATCAATTAATAAAGTCATAGATCTCCAAAAGAATTTTCATATACAATTAGCCGACCTGTTTTCTGGTCGTATAATAATTTATCTACTTCACCTGTCATCCCTGTATGTCTTGACTTCAGTACCTTTAGCTGTAATCGCTGTCTCTCACTAGCATCCCCTGTCTGGTTTCTGGAAGCAGATAACACGACATCAGATAACTGAAGAAGACTATGCGATCCTCTCAAGTCTGAGGTATCAACCTCCCTGCCCGACTCATGTGATTGTCCTTGTGGTCTGCGTAAGTGACTGACCAATACAAGAGCTATACCTGTAGCTTCACATAAACTTCTAAGCTTGGTCATTATTATATCTATTGCTTTACGTTCATTGTCTAACTCTAAGCCTGACAAAACTATACTAATGTGATCGAGTATGACTACCTGGACTCCATCAACTGTTGCTAAATATCTGATCTGTTCTAGCAATACATCAGGTTCAAGACTTCCAAAATGATTGTATAAAAAAAGACTGCGACTTGATGTGAGGTTATCAAACGCAGTCTTCAGACTAATTTCATCTATGCCATCTTCATTTAAATGCAAAGGTACATTTAAGTCAATCCCTACTAAACCTTGAAGTGTTCTTTGTACTGATTCTTCTAGTCCTATATAACCAACCTTCAATCCTCTCTTAAGAAAGTGATGGCAAAGCTCCCTGCAAATTGTGGACTTACCTGCCCCACTTGCGGAAGCTACTGTAAAAAGTTGTGATGGAAATAAACCTTTTGTAAATTCATTTAATTTAGGAAAGGGAAAATCTGTCACAGCTTTACTTGTTTCTTTGGTAAACAAATCCCAAGCGTCTGCTGCATTGATTAAGCAGTCAGGTCTTACTGGCCTAGCCTTCCATAACCTATCTCTTACTAAGTCTCCTTCTCCAAGAGCAAGGTGATCGTTAACATCATTCCGATCTAACTTTGCTATTGCAACTTTACCTTTTGGTAAGACTTCTAAACACTTCTCTGCTGCTTTATTACCAGCGTCATCATTATCAAAACATAAGACTATACGACAATAAGTATCTAACCATTTGTAGTTAGCTGCCAAGTACTTAGCTGCTGATTGTACTCCTGATGGTATTGATATACAGGGAAACTTGTTGCCTTGTATTTGAGATCCACTCATGCAATCAATCTCACCTTCAAAGCAGCTAACAAAAACAGATCCATTACTTCCATACTGTCTCCATAGGTGCTGACCCCATAGTTGTACGTTAGACATCTCACCTAACCATATAAATTTCTTATCTTGAAAACGTATATGTTGTGCTACATCTCTACCTTTCTGGTCTTTGTAAGTAGCAACTTGAACAGGTTGCCCTCTATATTCTGCTTGACCATATCCAAATAGTTCGCAAGTCTCCTTAGTGATTCCACGTTTAGGTAAAGCTATAGGTGTAACCTTCAATAGTTTTGGATTTGTTTTCTTTAATGGAATGATGTTACTCACTTTCTTTTCCTTGTTTTGGTTTGGGTAATAGGTGTATTCGCAGTCCATAGTGAAGCAATGTTCATGTCCATCATCAAAAACTGCACAGTTTTTTTTACCGCATTCAGGGCAAATCTTTTTATTCTTGTATTGGCTCTTCATCTAAATTACATTTGTGTTCTTGTAAATTAACTTCAACCCAAGTCATCCCATTAAAAACTCTCCACATATTATTTATGTGATCAAAAAATGTATCACCTGTTTTAGGATTGTCAGGTTGTGGGTACGTCATACCAATCGTTAGGAATAAATTTATCGCAGTAGAGAAACCCATGCCTATCGCACCAAGCACCATAGGTTAGGCTTCTCTTAGCTTTTGTTAATCGAGTCTTACTATTTTGAAAACAAAACCTGATGTCTAGTTCGGGTCTAGTCTTCTTAATAACAAGATGTTTTCTGCGGTCTTCAGTTGAAAAATATCCTTTCGTTTCAACAATAAAATTGTTGAGGATAAAGTCTGGCCTGTAGCTGTAGCTAATTGTGTAGTCAATGCTGATAGTTTCATAAGTAAATACTATTTTCTTTTTGTGTAAACTGTCGGCAAAGGCAGCTTCAAACTTGCTTTTGTAATTAGAAGTCTGCTGCTGTTGTGGTCGCTTTTTCTTCTTGGCTTGTTGCTTCGACTTCAAAATCATTTCCTCCTGATCCTGTCCAAGGTACAAATTTTCTTACAACTATTTGTATGGGTTGACATCTTATACCAACACCATTAGCACCAGCGTCATAGCCCTGGCACTTCATTGACATTTGACCTACAGTTTCAGGACTAATTTTTTCGTAGTCTTTCTTCTCTTCATCTGTCATCAGACGGAGAGGATCTTCGTTAGCCCAGAAGGTAACAGGTGGGTTTGTCCATACATCCCCATTCTGTTTTATACCACCTGCTTTCTTAGATACTTTGATGACGAGGTTATCATCTTCAAAACTCCAAGGAAAGGATGGCTCACCAAATTTATTTTTAGTAAGAGTAAAGGTTCTGTTTGGGTACGCTTCTTTTAAAGCAGTCTTCCATCTATCAAGAAGTCCTTCAAGTTGTTCAACGATATGCTCAACAGCATCGACATCTCTACCCATTTCATCCTTCATCATTACTCCTTTCTTGATGAGGACTTCTCCTTTGTATTTTTTTATTCCTTTATATTCATCAGGTGTGACGTAATAGGAATAACGAAAGTTAGCATGAGGTGTGACTATCTTAATAGTCTCTGGTTTTAAATCATCCATGTAGTTACCTTGGTTTGGTTTCTTTTTAAATCGTCTAAATTAGACGTTCATTTATTGTACCTTAGTTATTTCTTATGTAAATATATATGGTGCTGTCAAGACATCAGAGATATTAAAGTTCCCCATATCTAGTGCAGTCGGTAAGTTCTTGCTATCACTGAGTTGTTGTACTGCTTGGTCATGTAATTTATTTAAATTATTATTGCTGTAAATGTTAAAGAAACTTTGCTTTACAGATTGTATAAAAGTTTCCAAGTCACTGGCTGGACTTCCATAACAATCATGGATCACACAGAATTGATTTAATCCTTTTTCGTTGGCAGCAATCAAACTTAAATGACAATGAGCAGCGTCAAGACTATGGATATAGTTACTTGGAAATCCTAAGTGTTGTTTACGCTTATCTACTTTAGTGACATCAGGTTCATTTAAATGTAATCGAATACTTGAATGACTTAGTTTAGTTTTAATTCTTTTGGTATTGTTTAAATAATAATTTTGTTGAACAAAAAATCCTGATGGTGTTCTCCAGGATATAGGTTTGTTCTCTTGGTTAAAACATCTGGCAGTAGCAGCTAGGTATTTTAAAACCTCATAACTTTCTGGAGTTACATACTTAACAGCATCTTGAATCATGGTTGCAAGATAAAAATTATTCTTAAAATTTTTTGCCATCGAAATGTTTTCGTTAACAAAATATTTCTCTATGTAATTAGCTATCCCAAATGTGGTTGAGTTATAGGGAACCATAAGTACAGGTTTTTTTATAAACTTTCTAGTTAATTTATCTTTAATTGCATACCATTCTTTAGCTTCCATGGAGTGTTCACTCTTCAGTAATTGCAATAGAATATCTAGTATTTGTTTATATAAATCTTGTGGTTGATTTACATTTTGCAAGTTAACTTTATTAGCTAAAGCCTGATCTGATATAAGACCTGCGATATGTTGATAGCCATTATTAGTACCATCAAGAGAGCAGCAATGCCTTGATACATAGCCATAACCTATACGATTAAACTCAGCCCACTCTTTACACCAGGATAAAAATTGAAATGGTTCGGCTGCCTCACCCCATATTTCAACTGTTGCTTTAGGGTCTAGGTAAACCATCTCGGCTGTATCAGTGCCTTCGATATAAGCCCACTCAAGTCTGTCTTCATATGGTTCTTTGTTGAGACCCCAGTGATTAGCACCAGCTATAGCCAGCCAATCAGCATCTTTCTTAGTTTTAATCTCTCCACCCTTATGAAAGATATGTAAACCTCTAGCCATATCATTCCCTTGTGGATGAAAGTGTGCAGTCAGTGGATACATACGACCACAAAAATCAAATTGATATACATGATGAAACTTTTCACCAAGATATTTTTTTGCGGTATCAATCATGGAAAGGATTTGAAATCTTTTGCATTTATTTTGTGCGTTCATATCATGTATTAAAGAAGCTAAATGTCTCCATTGTTTGAGAGCTTCTTTGTCATTCATATCTACTGGCTTAGTTGGTAGGTCTGCTAACTCTCTATCAATTAATGAACCTACTTCTATTCTTTCTTCCCAACAATATACAAGAGTTTCAAGCACAAACTTATCTACAGTCCACGCAGTTTGACTTGCCAGAGTTAACGCTTTCAGACATCTTGTTAAGTCTTCTTCTTGTAGTTTGTCTAGGTAACTTTGATTCGCAGTCTTGATAGCTCTAGTCTTTAATCTTTCTGTGTAATATCCTCCTTCAGTTATAGATACCCAAGGTTTAGGCTTGTCATAGCATGGTAAGAACAAAGGGTAGGCAGCAATTCTATTTGTTCTTTGTTTTCTTATCCACTTCATAGCAATATCAGTGAAAACTACATAAGAAGTTGTAGTCTTACCTGACTTCTTTGATGTAAGTTTTACCATTCCAACCTTAGTAATAATTAAATCAATAAGTTTTAATCCAACCCTTAATTTATTTTCTTTACTCCAGGATTCGTAGTCATGTCCTTTGTTATTCATGTGATAGATCATAAGCTTACGTCTATAACCCTCATGCCTGGTATCTTTTGTGTGATCTTTGATAGCTTTAAAATGTTTAGGGTCTTTGTCTTCAAAGACTGTAAACCTCAACTCATCTTCTAACATTTGCCCTATCTTGAGAGCTATAGATGTAGTTGTTTTGTTTAAAGAAGTGCTATCTATTATTACTTTGAACGCAATAAAAGATACTACGTCAAGATCAGGGAATTGATCTAACAAGATAGCAGCTAGAGCTTTAACTCCTACCTTGCCATTCATTGATTCGTATATATATTTTTCTAGTTCTTCTGTTAATTTATCTAGCCCTGCCTCTATCATGTTGCGAGCATAGTAAGTCTCAGACTCAAGCCCTTTTTCTATGAGTTTATTTTGCTTACTGATCTTGTTGTAAGCAGATATAGAGAAGATACTTTGCTCTAGCTCTAGTTGTTTCTTACTTGGTTCAATCATGGGTATATAAAGTGTTTACTAAAATAATTCTTCTTCCAGTTTTGGGTCTTTCCATCCAATGTTTTCCTGTCATCAGAATTACATCATCTTCTTTAGGATCGTGAAACTCGTCCTCACAATATGTCTTACCTCCTGTATCAGTTAGGTAAACAATTATATTTATGTGTGGAAAATCGTGATCAACATGAGGCTCAGATAATTGAACACCTCTATCTGAATGGACACAATTTGCATTGCTGCGTAAAAAGAATTGGTATTTTATATTGTTGTGTTTTAAAATTTCATCCACTACAAATGCAACACGATTTAAATGTTCAGATCTAATTTGTGAATACGAATTGTCAGGTCTTTCTAAAAATACATGACCATAGTAAGGCATCCCTGTTTGTGAATCTGCATAATGCCAAGCAAAGTCAGAATGAAAAATTATATTTTTGAGATTGTTATAATTTTCTGTTTTTGGATTTACTAATTGTTCAATCATTTAATACACCCACCACACTATGTAATGCTTTGGGTTGTAGGTGAGCATAGATCATGGTTGTCTTTATGTCCTCATGCCCTAGCCAATCCTTAATAAGTAAGAGTGGTACTCCTCTTTGAGCAAGCCTACTACCACAGGTATGTCTACACAAATGCAACGTATAATATTTTTTATCGGCATAACCTAAATCAATCCTTGCCTT